CACGAAGGTTTTAAATCTACTGTTTATAAATGCACCGAAGGTTATGACACAATTGGATATGGCTTTGCTATTAAAGATCTATTTTTAGACGAAGATATAGCAGAGCTTATCCTTGTTAGAAACTTAGCCCTTTTAGTTGAGAGGATTAAAAAGACATTTCCTTGGGTAAAAGATGCTCCTACTGAAATACAAGATGTTGTGGTTGATATGTGCTATCAATTAGGTGTTAATGGGTTTTCTAAGTTTAAAAAAACAATATACTTATTAGAAACAGAGCAATACGAAGAGGCTTCTATAGAGATGCTTGATAGCCTTTGGGCTAAACAAACCCCAAATCGTGCCCAAGAGCTAAGTGAAGAAGTAAAAGCAGTAGCCTCAAATTAGGAAATTTCCTCCCTTTATACTAAATTAATATTAAAAATACAAGGAAAATATATGGCTTTGAGGGATAAAGGAGTCGTTAAACGAGCAATCGTAACTCCTGATAAACATTTTCCTCTACATGATGTCAAGTCTATAAATATATTATGTAAGACTATAGAAATAGTTAAACCAGATATATATGTAGATCTTGGAGATGTAGGTGAATGGGAAGCATTTTCGCATTGGAAGTGGAAGAGAAAAAAGAAACCACCATTAGAATATATATTACCTACCTTAGAAAAAGATGTAAAAGATGTTAATAAAGGTATGGATCAAATAGATGAGGCTTTGGATAAAGCTGGATGTAATGAAAAATACATTACTGAAGGCAATCACGACAATTGGCTTAATATGTTTGTTGGCAGTTATCCTTATTTAGATGGGTATATATTTAAAGATGCAGTAAAACTTGATGAAAGAGGATATACATATTATCCTTTTGGTAGTCATCTTAAAATAGGCAAGTTATATTTTTATCATGGACACCAGTATGGAGGTCAGTATCATGCATCAAATCACCTTAGAAAGTTAGGTTGCAATATAATGTATGGACATTGGCATGACTTACAGCAACATTCAGCTACTCATATGGATGGAGCTAAATCAGCCTGGAGTATAGGTTGTTTAAAAGATATGTCTACAGAGAAAAATGCTTGGCTTGATAATAGAACTATAAATTGGTCACATGCATTTGCAATAGTTGATTTTTTTAAAGGTGGTTTATTTACAGTTCATATTATACAGATTATAAATGGAAAAACAAGTTTATGGGGAGAGTTAATTGAAGGATGAAAATAGGTGATTTATTATTACTTAAAGGTTATATAAATAAAAAACAACTCAGAGCAGCTTTAAGCAAACAAGCTGATGAGGCTATTAATTATAATAGATCAGTCCCACTTGGAAAAGTGTTAGTTGAAGAAGGTCATGTAACAGTAGAGGAAGTTGCAGAGGCTTTGAATGACCAACAAATAAATGTAAATATTGAAGAGGAACAACCAATGGCTCACAAAATAGGCGAGAATACAGCATTTCAGATGGATTTAAAATTCCTTGTTACTATTATGTTTGTAGTAGTATCAGGAGTTGGTGTTTATTTTACACTAACAGGTGCAGTAGAAGATAATACTAAGGAAATAAATAACATTAAGTCTATGGGTGACTTAAAGATTATATCTTACAAATTAGACGAATATGATGAAACATTTAAAGATTTAAAAACATTATCTACTCAACTTACACCTTTAGCTAGTGATTTAACATACATTAAAACAGAATTAGATAAATTAAAGAATAGAAAAATTGATATACCTGAAGTTGATTTATCAGGCATAGATGATTGCAAAGATAAGCTAGATGCACTATCAGCTAAAATAAGTGCATTTGAAGAACGATTAACTAAGGTAGAAAAAAACTCGAAAGGAAGGTTCTAATATGCCTTATGGAAAAGGAACTTATGGCAAGAAAAAAGGAAGACCTGCTAAAAAGAAAAAAGGTATGAAGAAATATAAAAGAAAGAAGAAGTGAAATGGCTAAATATAAAGGTAAATCAGTTAGATTGAACAAGCCATCTCGTATAAGTAAAGGGCAACCAGGTTATGGTCGCAAAAAGTTTAAAGTATTTGTTAAAAGTGGTAGTAAAGTAAAAAAAGTTATGTTTGGTGATCCTAACATGAGAATAAAAAAGTCTAGCCCTGCTAGGAGAAAATCTTTCAGAGCTAGACATAAATGTGCAACTGCTAAAGACAAAACAACAGCAAGATATTGGTCTTGCAAGAAATGGTAAGGAGATAATAGTAATGATGCATGGAAGATTTAAAAATTATATTGTTTATGTGGTTGCGACTTTTAGTTTGGTCTTTGGTGGTTTCTTTGATTATTCGACTTTATATCTTAGTGGCACAATGGGCACACCCTATGTAAAAGGTAACCAAGTGTTAAAAAATGATTACAATTATACTATAGGCTTAAGAAAGATTGCACTATTTCCATACCAATCAAGAAGTAGATTTTATAAAGGTAATGAATCGTCATTAGCAGATAAAGCAGTTATAGGTGCAGTAAATGGTTGGGAATATCTATTTAAGTATTCAGATGTTAGAAATAGAAACAACGAGTTTAAAGATGCAGAAGTGTGGCTTAAATGGTCAAATGATAAGTATGTAGTTAAAGGCAAATACACTAACAAAGAAAGTAGAGATTTAGAGTTTGCAGAACTAGATATTAGATACAGAAAGCAATTTTGGTTTATTGATTTTACAACAGGGTTTACAATTAAAGGGCATCCAGTGTATGGTCACCCAGCATACGATGATTATGAAGACCCTTGGTGGTATCTAGCATATGAATATGGATATACAGATTATTTAGTACCTCTACATGATTTAAATGGAAATGAAGAAATTGACAGTTATTATATTTTTATTGAGACTGACCCAATTACTGAAGAAGGTTATTGGGAAATGTACTATGAAGAAGCTAGTTATTATTGGGAGAACTCTGACTCCATTGCAGTTGCATATTCTGATTCAGAGTTTTACGAATATCATATGCCAGGTATTATAAACCAATATAATGAAGACAATAAAATTAAAGAATACCAAGCAGAATTATATCAAGTTATAGGATTAGATGTATTAATGGGAACAAGAGATACTAAATTTTACTCACATATTTGGCTTAATATATTCCCACAATCTTATGGTTTAACAGATAAATCATATAAAGGAAAAGAAAATCAATATGATATAGGTATGTTATTTGGTATGAGTTTAACAGATAAAATAGGTCTGTTTTTAGAAGGAACAAAAGCAAGTTTTTATGGTAAAAATGAAGAGTATATCTCTACAGGAGTTAATTGGAGGTTCTAAGTGCAGGAAATGACAGCATTTTGGTTAGGTTTCTGGGTTGTTTTTTTGGGTGGTTTATTATTATTTTATGCTACTGGAATGATAGGAGAATAAATGCTACAAGGTATTTTAGTTAAAAAAGTTTTAGATCTTGTCTTAAAGCAAATCTTTAAACAATTTGATTTAAATAAGATTAACAAGTATGTAGAAGAAGACAATGAGCTTGATGTGCAAATGAAACAAGCATATAAGCTAATTGATAAACAAGGTAAAACAATAGAAAGCAATGAAAAAGAAATTGCTATTTTAAAAAAAGAAATAAAAAAATTAAAAAAGGAGAAGTAAATGCTATCAATGCTAACAAGTAACTGGGAATGGTTTTTATTGGCTTTATATGTATTGGAAAAAGGTATTAAACTAAGCCCATCTAAAAAAGATGATTTAGTTTGGGATATGGTGCTAAAACCAATAGTGGATAAGATTAAAGGAAAGTAAGTGGCATCAAGAAGAACTGAAATACGAGCAGACAGATTTGAGTCTAAAAGAAAAAACCCTATAGAATTAGGGGATGATTCTAATTTAGAACCAAACCTCAAGCCTATTAAAATAGGTGGTAAAAACAGTATTTTAGAGCTTTCTGATGGTGAATTAAAAGTGAGAGGATCTATAGATGCCTCAGCTATAACAGTAGATGGGGCATCAGTACAGACAGGTACAGATGCAGGAGCTACACAATTAAATGAATTGTCTGATGTTACTTATTCATCAGGAGATTTAACAATAGACTCAATAGATAAAATCGTGTGTGGAAGTTTAGTAATAGATTCTAGCGATGACATAACCTTAGAAGCAGACGACAATATAACAATAGATGCTACTGATTTCTTGTCATTTGATACTGATGGCAGGTATATAGCTAAGCAAAATGGAACAGAATTTAGTGTAGCTAACTCTGCTTATGCAGGTATGATATTAGGCTATAGAATGATTGGGGAAGGTGCAACACATACTAACTATACATTAACAACATCTTATGCAGTTCCTGATTCAGCTATGACAGTAAGATTTGTTGCACCACCAAGTGGGAATGTTGAAGTTATGGTACAAGTGTATCACAATGCTTCTAGTTCTAATAGAACTTTACAAGTAGGACTTTCTGACAATGCCACATATAATTCTTTAGGTGCAACTTATGAATGTTTACAGAATACACCTGATGAAACAAATGACCAAACAATACAACATTTTTGGACAATTACAGGATTAACAGCAGGAAATACTTATAATTATTGGTTTGGTGCTAAAACAAGTGCAGCAAATAATTATTTAGCTTGGGGAGGAACAGGGACAGGCAGATTTTGTGATTTTATAATGAAAGTAACTGCATTACCTGCTGATACAAGCGATTTTGCAGAATATGATTAAAAAACAAGGGGAGCAAAAATGGAATATGATAAAAAAATAGAAGAGTTAGAGCAACAATTAAAAGGCATTGAAACTGCTTATATTAAATGCATGGGTACAATAGAATATTTAAAGGCTGAAAAGAAAAAAGCTGAAGAGGGGAAGAAAGATAAAGGTAAATAATGGCTAGTTTTACAGATAAGAAATTAAGTGAGGTTTATAAAGATATACTTCATACTGACAATTCTAATACTGGTATTGACTCCAACATAAAGCAAATTAAATGTGGAGATGGAGATACAAGTGCATTGTATTTATCTGATAGAAACTTAAAAGCACAACCATCAACTGATTCAACTACTAATAGTGTTATATGTGATGCTGATGGAAATGCATTATTAACTGTAGATTCTACTAATGATTTAGTTAAAGCAGGAATAGGACAACATACTGTAAATACACAATATGCTTATTTTGGTATAGGTTGTGATATGCAACAAGGGTTACTTGCTGATACACATTATGGAATCCCTTTTTTTGGTATGGCACAAAAAGTAGAGGGTTGGATGGTAGATTTTGGAACAGGAACTGACCCTGACACATCATTTACAACTGCTAATACTTTAAGTCAAAAAGGTTCTCAATTAGCAGGGCTATTATGGTATGTTCCTGATAATATAACTATTGATGCAGTTTATTCAACAGAAGGTGCAGACCAAGCAACAGGTGATACAACTCGTATGCACTTATATTCTTATACATTTAATAGTGGTTCTACATCAGCTTTAGCAGATGGAACATTATTAGCACATAATTCAGATGTAACTAATGCAGGTAGTGAACAAGTATATTTAAGCACTTGGACAGTAGATAGTGCAAATGTAGCAGGAGGTAAAGTAATCTGTGCATTTTTCAGAAATGATAGTGTTAATTCAGATTATACAACAAATATAACAGTAAAATATCATTTAAGGTAAAAAGGAGAAATTATGGCAGGAGGAGGAGGAGATTCAGGAATGGCAACCCCTAGTGAAACAGGTGGTATGTATGGGGGTACTAATTACCCTGAGCTAGACCAAAGAGCAACTAGAGCAGGAAGGCAATCTGATCAATCAATAAATATAAAGCAGAGAGTAGGTTCTAGTGATATAACATTATTCACAGCAGATGAAACTAAAGGTGGGACTAATGGTGAATTTGTATTACCTTCTGTTAAGTCGTTACAATTTATGAATCAAGGCAACTCAGTTTTAGGTGTTCAAGTTAAATTAAATAATTGGACAAATGCTACAACTGAAAATGGAACTGCTCATGTTTATTTGCAATTCTTAGTTAGGCAAGGTGAAACAATAAACTTTCCTATGTCAAGAGTTATATCTTCTGTAGCAGATGGTGTTTTATCAGGAACATCTGTTGCTAATGCAACTCCTGATTCAAATATGTATACAGATTCTACAGCAGAAGTAGACCTTGCAACCAATACTGAAATAGGGTCAGATGCTACTCACACAACTTTAAATGTTTTAAATGGAGAGTCTAAACTTTTTAAAGTAGGGGATTTAATAAGAATAGAAAATGAAATATGTGAGGTTACAGCATTAGGAACAGGTGCAGACTTAGCAAACAGCACTTTGACGATTAAAAGAGGTATGTATGGTTCTTTAGCAGCAACACATGCTGACACAACAGCAATTAGATTTGCATTTTTTAATGCTTATCACGATTTTGATGGATTAACAACAGCAAGAACAGACAACGATGGAAAGTTTAAAGCATTTAACTTTTTTGGTTATGGTAGATCTACAGATATTCCTACATCAGGCATAGTTCCTGGTTCTGTTGCTATTAAATGCTACAACCCAGGTTATCAAGAATTAGGATTATCAGGTATAACTCCTGGTACAAATTCAGGACTAACAGCAGGTGAAACATATTATTTTTTCTGTAATGTTGATGGTGGTGGTGCAGGAAATGAAGTATCTTTTACTGTAGATGCTAATAATACTAATTTTGGTGGTCGTAATGGAGTCTTGAGTAAAATACAAGATTTCTTTAATCAAAAATATTATACAGCAGGAGCTACTTTATTTGAAAAGAAAGTAACTGTAGGTATCGTTAATGGAGATATAAGATTTACATCAGGCTCTTATTTATCTACTTCTTCTATAGCTTTAACAGCAGGAACAGGTGGGGCAGGAGCTACAGTAAGATGGTTTGGTCATGCTACTACACCAACAGGAAGAATACCTGGTATAGATAATATCCCTAGTGCAGTAGCAGCTTCATTGCCTGATGATACTGTAATAGATCCTGCAACAGGGAATACAATTAGCAATTCTAATGCTTTTATGTATGATGATGGCTATGGAAGTCTAGTAGGTAATGGTAGTGGAACTATAAATTATGATACAGGTGCAATTGATTTTACATCTAAACCTAATGCAGAGTTTGTTGTAAGTGCTATTCATACTGGAGCTTTAGCAGGAAATGTAACAGAAACAAGTTCTAATACTATTATGGAAATAAAAGCTAGGTCTTTAAATACTAAAGTTGAAGGCAAAATTAATGTAGTTATAGGAGGTTAATATGGCAACAGCACCAACATACTGTACACACAGACAATTAAAGGATGTATTTCCTCAATTAGATTCTTTTGACAACAAAAGACCTATTTATGGGTGGGAAGCAGAGGCAACACTTGCAGATTTTGGAGGA